CCATTATAATTATCATTAATATAAAAAGTGCAGGTTATCATAAACTTGTCGCCTGGAAGATCTTTTTCAGATATTATGTAATCAGTATGATATTGCATTGTCATGTTGTTTTTCATATTATCAACATTATTAAAATACTTACAATATGATTGACCGCTATACTTGGCAGTTTCAGGAAGAGTTATTCCATAATTTTTTATATAATGAGATATGGCTTTGTCATAAGAAACAGTTATCTCATCATATAAAGATTTTTCATTATCAAAAATATCTCCTTTTTCAGCAGAATCTATTTCTGATCCCCACTTTGCTTGAGTATAAGTTCCAAACTTGCCCCAAGGCCCCCATTCTTTTAGAAAAAATTTACCATTAGAAGAAGATTCTGATTCCATCATAGTCTTATAAGATTGTTCAGTATCTTTTAACATGTTTCTATAAACAATAACATTTGGGTAGAGCTCTTCCCATTCCAAATTATCTATATCTTCTCTTATATTCATTTTATTTTTCCTCTTGGGTTTCTACTTTAAGCTTTAAGCTTTTGACCTCATGATCTCCAATTTTTCTACTAAGATGATCAAGTCCTTTTTTATACCAACCAGTTACTCTTTGATTAATTTTACCATATTCAAACATAGCGTCAATATATTCTTTACCGTGAACTATTTCAGCTTTTTCATTGCTTATTATTAATTTTGTATCTTGAACTCCTTTTACAGAAATTGGAATTATAGAAGCCACTGGGGTATTTGCTGGTATTTTTATTATTTTATTTGGAGTAGTTACTTTCCATACTACAGATAAAGGACCTGTAAAGAAGGAAGATGAAAGTATAGATGTAAAACATTGCGCCCCATCTATAAATTGATTCGGCACTGGCATAGTTAGTATACTTAAATCTTTATCTGTTTTAAATATTAAGTTTGTTGGAAAAACTATCACCCCTCCGCCCCTTCCAAATTCACAATAACTTTTTCCTTCCAATACTTCAATATCTCCATCTAGCCCTGGTGCAGAATTGCCATGCCAAACAAAAGAAATATCTTCTGGAAAAGATATTCCGTATCCAAATTTATTAGTCAGAGTAACAGGAAAACAATGATAAGCTGGGTCGTTTTCTTTCATCCAATCACGATGTACTCCTAATGGAGATATATTAGTATGGATATCCTCTGTTTTATAAATTTTTACAATATTCATATTAAACTAATTATTAAATAAAGATTTATATTCTTTTGAATCGAATCCGCCTACAAAATTTGCTGGAGGTTGTTTTTCTCCAGTATGCTTTGTTATCGTCCAGAAAAATGGACATGTATATCTTGTACCAGAAGTAACTTTTCTAACTCCATGAACATAATTCATATCTCCTGGGAAAAAATACGCTGCTCTGGCTTTTGGCTTAAACTCTACTCCATGTTGTGGAAAGTATAGTTCTCCACCTTCATAATCATCATTAATATAGAATAAAGAAGATATATCATACCAAGGAAAATCATTAGGTCTACCGCTTTCTTCTCCTAAATGAAATTCCTTATCTGCATGAGGGTGCTGCTGGTCCCCCACTCTCCACCTTACAATTGCTGGGCCTGTATCCTGCATTTCTACATTAAAAAACTTTTCTACAATAGGTTTTAATCTTTCAATTAATCCTCTTAAAATTAAAAGCATCTCTGGATTGGCTTTACTTAGAGAAGATCCAGTACAAACCCTATCATCCCAAATATTATGGTCATATAAGACAACCCCATCTTTGTCATAATGAGTTTCTGTTTTATCCCAGATATCATTATTAATTATAAAGTTTAAAAGTTTTGACTGCTCTTCCTTAGTCATAAAATTTTCTATTTCAATTATATTTTGATCTGAATTTCCAAAAAATCCAGATGGAGTTATTGATTTTGGAGCAGTGTGAATCCAATCTTTATTAATTACCTCATCCATTTTATTTCCTATCCATTACACTCATTTTTATTTTTTTTAATTGATGCTTACCTATAATTTTACCATAATGATCTGTCGCATTCCTATAAAAATCACTCCAGCTTCCAGATCTATTAATTTCTGACGCTACCTTAAAATAATCAGACATGTCACTATCTGGCTTTTTTAACAAAGACTCATCTTCAAATATCATTTCAGAATACTGCACCAAAGACAAATCAATGGGAATAATAGAAATTATTGGAGTATTTGCTTTAATTGTTATTTCAACATTTGGCCTAGTTATTTGCCAAACACAAGGAAATTCACTATGAAAAAAAGAAGAACTTATTATTGCAGAAAAAGGAGAAACGCCGTCTATAGGCTGATTTGGCACTGGAGTATGCAATAAGCTTACATTCTCATCTGTTCTAAATATTATGCCAGTATGAAAGCTTATAGTTGCATTCCCCCTGCTGGAAGTAGCATATTTGCCACCTTTAAGTATTTTTACATTCTCTGCAGATTCTGAAGACACTCCATTCCATATAAAAGAAATATCTTCTGGGAAAGATACTCCCCAACCTAATTGATTGGTCAAACTTACAGGAAAACAATGATAAGCATGGGCTTGCCAGGTTTTATCCATCCAAGATCTTTTTGCCGATAAAGGAAAAATATCCGCAGAATCTTTTTTTACTCTGTAAGCCTTTACTTTATACAATTATTAATTTCCTATTTGCTCTGCAACCATACGTTCTCTCATCTCATAAAATTCTTGATTATGAGCATGATCATTATAATCTAACATTGTTACAACTGAATATTTTGTACCAGACTCAACTGGTTCTGCTACATGCGAAAATAAATATGTTGAAGGAAAAATATACAAATCTCCAGCTTTTGGCTTTATTTTTATATCTAGTTTTGGAAAAGTTAATTCTCCACCTTCGTAGTCATCATTTGGATAACCAACTAGAGAAACAGTTGCACTATACGAAAATCCATGGTCAGCATGTTCTTTAAAATGTTGTTTTGGACCATACTTAATACAATTCATAACTTCCCAATAATCCATTTTAATAGAATACCGATTACAATAATCTAAGGCTGGTCCAGATTGAACATTTTTGAGATCTGTCCAAAGATCAAGAACTTGAGATTCTGTACTACTTGATGGAGATATAACTTGGTTAAGTTTAATATCCTTACAATCTCTATATCCTGTATTAACGGTAGAATATCCAACTGAAGCTTCCCGCCAAGAATAACGAGGATCACTTTCTTTATCTGCGGTTAGTCCAATGCTTTCTAATCTATTAATTATATTCAGGTCTTTATTAAAAACATCTCTATAAACCCAAATACCATGAAATAAATGTTCTTGAGATGTCCAAGTAGGCTGATTATTCATTTTTTCCCTATCTACTATTTATAAATTATATCATTTATTTTTTTAATTTAAGAAGTTACTATTCTTGGGGGTTCAAACCTTATGTCATAGGCATGTCTAAAACCAATTTCTTCATCCATCTTATCAAAATTAGGCATATACTCACACCATTTTTTATTTAAACCACTAAAATCACAATACTCTAATACTTTTTCAAGACTAATTCCGCCTCTACCAGATAAAAGATTATTTAATTTTATCATTGATTCATCCGATTGTTTCCAAAAAGCATCTTTGTGTTGATCTGTCCAAGGTCTTTTTGTAGCAGCTAAATGTTGAAAATTGTTTTCAGGATATTCTTTTTTAGTATCATGCAAATATAAAATTTTTGAAGAAGCAAACATTCTCCATCCAGAACACCAAGTTTTTACAGTAATGTAAATTTCTTCTGCTTGATAATTTATATCATCCTCAAAAGGCAATTCGTCAAAATATCTTTTTTCTCCAAATACATAACTAGCTTGAAAATAAACCGCTTCGTGAACATCTCCATCTTCTGGGACTGGAACGATGTTGGGCCAACCATGACCTGGTATATATGTATCCGAATCTAATTTTTGATGATACATGCTTCTAGTTCTTCCAGTAGAAACATTATCTATATTTAATGAACCATCTTGATTAAATTCAAATTCTGGTCCACAAAAAACAATAATTGCTTTACCATCAGTTGTTTTATTTTTTGCTTTTTCTAATTC